TTCCGCCCACCAGGTTGAGGACGCCGGAGGAAGCTTCGCCTATGCCGAAGAGGTCCATGGTCAGAAGTGGTCGATGAGACCAGGTACGCCGTAGACGGGCATGGGCCTGGAGCATTGTTGACGAAAGTAGCAGTCCATCAGGAACTGGGGCTGCGAAGCTACCGCCACGATACGGTCGACGGGTGGGTTCTCCTCGATGAAGGTCGCATCGAGGACGGGTGCCGTCGCGAAGTCTTGGGCCAGGTGCCAGATGTCGAGGGATTGAGCGGCCTGGCTGCGGAACAGCCCCGTGATCTGCGAGGGTCGGTAGCGGTACTCAGCGAAACCCTCCTGGTAGCCCCAGACGACGTCGTCGTTGGCGGGGACGCCGGTGCAGTAAATTTCCTTGCGGAGAACGGCTTGCTCGCCGATGTGAGAGAGCGCGGGCCAGTAGAAGTCGAACCTGGTCTTGCGCGACCACATGCGGTTCAGGCCCTGCTGGTAATTGAGATCTGCCCGTATCGAAACGAAGCCCAGGATGAGCACGTGCTCGGTAAAAGAGTGATGGAAACCATGCCCGGAGGCGAGTGCGGTGCCCATCGCGGCCAAATTACCTTGAGGCGTAGTTGCATAGGTCCCAGTCGGGGAGGTCTGAGGCACCGGCGTGATGTTGATGGCGGTCGAGCCGCCGCCGAGGTATTCCGGGCGTTGAAGTCTGCCATCGGGAGAGGTAACTCCGAAGTGAGAGCGAATGATTTCGGTGTAGCGCGTGCCGCCGCGTGCGTCGCGCTCGAACATCTTCTGGACCTGGAACGCCTGGCGCAGTGAGTTGATGGTCGCCGCGCTCGCGTTGGAAAGGTCCGCATAAAGTTGCGTAGCCTCTGAGCCGGCCGTCGCGCTGAGCGTCAAATTGACGCTGTCGGTGTTCATGAGCTTGCGCACGCCGGCGCTGTCGAACACGCTCAGGCCGTTGAACGTATCAGTGGCCGCTTTCAGCGGTGCCGTCGTACCCAGAGGAATTTCCACGCCCGGCCCTTTTTGCGGCCAAGGCAAACTCGAGGTGAAGTAGTCGTGGCGCTTGCCGCGCTTGAGCAGTGTATAGAGAGCAGGGTCGTCGGGAGTGTCGTCTTTCTTGACGACGAGAGAGTCTTGCAGGTTCTGATCGCGGTACCACTCGTTCCAGATCAGGTTCATCGCTCTATGCCACAGGCATGAATGGCTGACGCCGGCGACCCCGGTAGGAAGGCCCATGTAGTCATGGACTGATCCGACCTGGTAGCCGCCGGCGGGCGAGACCATCTGCGGAATGGTGTAGTCAGTCGTGTCGTCCGGGTCGGTCTGTTCGCCGTTGAACTTGGCCCAGTTGTTCCAGACCAGGCGCATGGGGACTGCGAAGAAGTGCGTGTCCAGATGCATGTTGTCCATGATCGGCACGATTGGGGTGGTCAGCCTGGCGAAGAGGGTGGCCTTAACGTTGAACGTGTCGCCCGGGAGTCCTTCGTCGACGTAGATGGGGACCAGGTACCCGGAATCGAGGGTCGTCTTGTGGTTGTGCGAGCGGTCGAACGAGCTGCGCGGAATGTCAGCCTTGGGCACCTGGCTGAACTGGTGGACCATGTTGGAGGGGTTCGAATGTCCTTTAGCGCCTAGCATTGGTTGCTCCTGAAGTTGGAAGTGAAAAAAAAGGGCCACCTGGTTGGGTGACCCTGAAGGCCCTACGGAGGTTACTGGTTGAGCGTAGGAGTGATGCGGTTCAGTTCGGACTCGAAGGCCCCCGAGTCTTCATCGAAGTATCCGACGTGGCAGAGCTCGAAGTCTTTCGGCCGGAAGTGAATGTCGGTGGAGGGATCAGCTGCAATGCGCTCGAACGCGCGCTTGGCGGTGTTGTCGTTCTCAGCGATCCAGGGCGTGCCGTACATCCTGGTCTGAGTGTCGTACACCGAGTAGAGGTTCTTCATAACTTTCTCCTTAGGGTTGAGATGGCTGCTTTCTTGACTTCCTCACGCACGCGCAGCCGGTCGGGCGTGGAATTCTGGCGCTGCTTCGGTTCTAGTGCCCGATTGAGACGCTTGGATTTGATGGCTTCGAAAGTCTCGGGTGAGATTCGCTTGAGTAGCTTGTCGTAATACGGGGGGACAGGACGCTGGCCTCCGTCGATGGTGGCGCAGAAGTCGGAGGGATACACGTCACCGAGGTACTTGTGCAGGAAGTCAGCACCAAGCCCAGGACGGCGAGACATAGTCGCATACTCAGGGACAAGGTCGTGAATTTCCCCGGTAGCAGGATCAGTAACGCGGTAATGGCCTGGAGCAAGGTCACCGGTAACTTTCTTCATGACGTAGCGTGCGCAGTAGGCCGCGGATTCGGCGGTGAGCGCGCCGAGGGTGCACTGTCCATGCCCCCATAGCTGATCGAGCTCCTGGCTCGAAAAGAGGGGGAAGTCGGCCCGTGAGCATAGCTTGCGGTCAGGGAAGGACACGCCGAACAACAGGGCGTGGTAGTGGGGCCGGCCGGTCGTCTCGCCGTATTCCCCACAGTGAAAGAATCGCAGCTTCGAAGAGCGGGCTTTCCTGAGGCGTTTCATGAAGAGCTGAAAGTCTCTCGGCCTGAGAGAGCCCCCTGGGGGTAGATGCTCGTCGTCGTAGGTGAGGGTTGCGAAGCATGAGTCTTCGTGAAGGCTGGCTTCGTGAACGCATCGGGTTGCCCAGTCGCGGGACCGGTCCAGCCTGCAGCCGATACACCGGCCGCAGGCTACCGTGACGGTCAGATCGGCAAAGCCCCTCTTCGGGACCTCGATGGGGTGGTAGCAGGGCACGTCACAGACGAATGCCGCCGCGCATGGGCCCGGAAGTGTTGCCCACGTTGAACTTGTGGGTCTTCGAGGCGTACTTGGTGAAGGAGTGCTTGGACTGCCGCTTGCCGAGTTTGTGTCGCTTCATGGGATTTCGCTCCGTTTGGTGTCAGTGGGATATTTGACATCAAGATATTCAATATCCCGGATCATGCATCGCTGTCAAGGGTTTCGGTCCATCTTCGATGCATTCTGTGAGAGCTAGAGGCCTGGAGAATCGTGCCAGGTCGAGCTCGAGGTCGGGTGGCGGCCCTCGGCCGCCACCCTGGGGGCTCTGCCCCTTGCCCCCGGCGCGGCCTGCGGCCGCGCTAGAGGCGCGCCACGGCTTCGCCGTCGCGCGCTAGGCCCCGTCCTTCGGCGGGGGTGGTGCAGACGCGCTACGCGCCTCTGCGGTGCCTCCGGCGGCCCCTCCGGGGGGGGTGCCCCGAGGGGTGTACCACCCCTCGGGGCACTTGGAGAGGTCGAGGAAGCCCAGGGCGGCGGCTTCCTCGGCGTTGGCGGGGTTGTGGACCCAGTCCAGGAGCTTGCCTGGGTTGTGGTCGAACCTGGCGCGTACGGCCGAGGGGATGCCCTCGAACATGGAGTTGGCGTCGGCGATCAGGTTCTGAGCTGCCTGGAAGTCGATGCCTTCGACGTCCTTGAACTGAGGCAGCATCTTGTTGACGTGGGTCATGAGACCCGTGCGCAGGTACTTAGCCATGAGGATGTTGATGTCGCACTCGTCCTTGAACGATTGCTTGGTGCGGCCTTCGCCGGTGAAGCGAATGGACACTCGGAGGCGAGGTCCGTAGTTGTGTCTGAATGGGAGAGGTGAAGGGGAGGTAGAGGTGGGGTATTTCATGCTGGATTCCTTTCAGGAGATTTGGTCGGGGAGTTACCCGAGCATGTTGCTTCACGAGTTTGGAGAGAGAGCCTGGCCGACTTGAGGTCGGCCAGGTCATGCCGTGCACGGCAATGGCTAGTACTGCGGTGGTCAGTAGGATGGAGTGTTATCCGGCGGAGCCGGCTTATACCCCTTGCGGGGTGGTTTGAGGCCGATGCCGGACTTGACGTCCTGGAGGGCTTCCTTGACGGCCTTTGCGATGGCTCTGGAGCTGGCTTCGAATGCTGAGGCTGATGATTTCCAGGCCCCGCCACGCAGAGAGTGGAGGTTACGAGTCAGGGCGCGGCCGCCTTCCTCGGTGTCGAGCTGGTGCTCGATGTCGGAGCGGTATGCCTGAGCGCGCTTCATGCGCGACTCGGCTTCTGCTGCTGATGAATCGTGCTCCGACTTGATGGCGTCCCAGGACCGTTTGAATGCCTGATACTGCATGTCCTGAGTGCGCCATCCTTCGGTGTTGGTCTCGGCGATCGTCTTGTGAATGCCCGCGTTGATCGCGTTGATCTGTGCCTCGGTCATGCCGGCCAGGAGGCCGTCTCGCTTGGAAAGGTACTCCTGCGAGGTGGTAGTGGCAGCCAGGCCGCGCTCCTTGAATTTGAGGCCGATGGCTTTGTCCTGGTTGTCGAGCTGCTTGCCGACGACGTCTTGCTCAGCGCCGGCGACGTTCGTCTTGACGAGCTGCTCCTGCTGTTTCGAGAGTTCCATAGCCCGGCGCTTCTCAGCGGCGGATATGGCGGAATTGACTGCTGGGCCCAGGACGTTTTCCTGTTGGGCGAATGCGCCCTGAGCGGTGGTTGCGCCGCCGCCGCCCATCCCCGAAAGGATGGGGTTGAGGCCAGCGGCTTTGAGGTCCGCGACTTCGCGTTGGTGGGCAGTGTCCGACATGCGTTGTTGAAATTTCATCTGCTTGTCGGCCTGCTTGGCGTTGGCACGATTGCTCATGATTCCGCCCACCAGGTTGAGGAAGCCGGAGGAAGCTTCGCCTATGCC